CGCTAAGGAATCATAGAACTGTTACCTATGGCCAGTTCTATTCTGCGTAAGTCGTTTGACAAGCGTAGCAGTAGCCGCTTAGCGCACGACACGCGCTCCGTGGATAATCCCGCCAGCGGTTCCACGGTTAAGCGGTGTTCGGTTTGTGCCCAGCACGAACGCGACACCAAGGAGACGATCCACAATGGACTGCAGTTGATTCGGGTCAGGTATGGCTTGCCATATTCTGAACTACCGGACTGCAGCCCTGGTGAACTTTCTCGTTTCCTTTCTTTTCTTTTGCTACAGGGGCAGGTGCGTACCTCTGTAGCGTTTCCAAGACGCCAGCGTTTTGGAAATGACGATCTCTGTAGCCTGCAGAGATTGTGTCGAAGGGACAGATGGGCTCTTGCCCATTCCTGTGCTTCAATTAAGCGCAACCTTCCAAAGGGTTGCGTTCGACACACACCGTCAGGACGTTCTTCGTGGGAACAGAACGTCCTCTCTCCACCTCCCCCTCCATCCTCCGAGTACCTTCTTCACGTCAAGAAGATTGTCACTCGGGTCTTTTCGCCTTGTTGGGATAAGGAATATTTGCTCCATGTTGGCAAGTATCTTCCCAATCCCTCCTCGAGAAAACCTCAGTTTTCTCGTGCCGACCACTTGTGGTCTGGAAGACGATCAGAATTCTTTACCAAGACTACTTCGGAACAGGGTTTGGTACCTGTGATCGAAGCTCGGTACAAAGAAGTTTGCTCTGCGGGCAAGAAGCGACCTCTTCTCATTTTTGATGAGAATGTCGATCTCCTTGCACCGCTTCACACCTGCATGTACTCCTACTTGCAGTCTAAGAGCTGGCTTCTTTGCGGTCCCCCGACCGAAGAAAGGATGGCATCTGTCTGTGCCAACGAATACCAAACCTCGGTAGATTTGGTATCGGCCACTGATGGTCTTAGTCACGAAGTGGCTGAGACCATTCTCGACACTCTTTTCTTTACCTCGGTAAAGATTCCTCGCAGCATTCGTTCGTTAGCGAAAGCTTCTTTGAGTCCTGTGTTCAAGGATTCGCGAGGTGTGTTGAGACGTGTTCGACACGGACAGATGATGGGGTCCTACCTCTCCTTTCCCTTACTCTGTTTGCAGTCTTACTGCGCTGCCACCTGGGCAGCGCGGTTTGACCCAAGCGCTCGTTACCTGGTTAACGGAGATGATACCGTTATCTCCGCTTCCAGGGTCGTTAGTTTGCAGGATTACCCCTCGGGGTTTAGACTTAACGACGACAAAACGATACGAGCCAAGAATGTAGTCGAAATCAATTCGACTGCATTTCTTGAGAGTAAGGGAAAATGGCGCGAAGTACGCCATTTACGGAGAGGAGGAGCTCTCGCCGATTATCCTGGTATGATGCATATGGCCAAGGCTGTATGTATCTCACCTGGCTTTGTGGACGCCTTCCAGAGGTGTCGTATCGGCAGGAGATGGGGTTTCCTCCCATCCCAATTAGGTCACCATACCTACTCCGCTTACAGAAGAGAGCGGAGCCTCAGGGTGCGTAGAACTTATACGCCCTTGCCTGAACCTGTCACTGACAGTTCGTTTCCTGAGGAATTGGTTCGGATCACTGGAAGGGATCCGACACCCGTGGAAGCTGAATCTTTGCGAGTAGCTTTTTGGAGACACGGGCGGATGGGAGGGATGAAGAGAGACGTATTTTCCCCGTCCTGCGGGAAAGTACGTCGGACTTACTCGTACCGGATTCGTCCCGGTACCAGCTCACTCAGTTTCGTTTCTGGGAGAGCTGCCAAGTTAAGTGTCCTTGGGAGAAAGGCACCCGATCATTTTCTGGTTCCGGCCAGTTATGTATCGGAGAAAGAAGAGAGAGGACTGGCCAGCCTTGAACAGTTTCGCAGAAACTGGGATAGGGGCTTTATTTCGGTTCCGGATAAAGCGCTGGACGGCCAGTGATGAGTTCCGTGGAACCCATATCGTCTCTGGGGGGTTGCGGCTCTTCTCTGACTACTTTAACGTGCAATTCAACCAGTCCTCTTCGGACGGTACTGGCTGAGTGTACTTGTAATCTCGTTAAACCTACAACGTCTCGCCTGGATTCTCTGCTCTGAAAGCGGGCTTATCCTGTGTGCCTTCGGGTACCGCTGCTTTTGGCGGCGGGTCAGGTCCCCACCTCGAGAAGGTAAGGGCAACTCCAGCAGGAGGCGGTCGAGATGGTTGATGGCTTGGTGCCGGCTTGTCCGGGGCGGGTTGTACGTAGAGTCAGGGAAAGTCTGTCGCGGGGATATTACCAGAATATCAGGGCGACCCCTTCGGAATCACTTGGTCCGTAAGTGATTTGGCCTAAAACCTCCGGGC